ATTCGGATATATTTCCTTTTATTGGTCACAAGACCGATGCCAACGGGAATGGCTTTGATCAGTTGCAGCGGCATGAATTGTGGGCTATTAAGTGCGATTTTTTCGACTTAGGCACGAATGGTTTAGCTTCTTATTACGCCACGCTGCTTAGAGATAATTTAGCAATTCCACAAAATCGAGAATTTTTAATTCCAGAAAACTTTAATTTAAGAGGTATCGGCTCTATAGAAGTTATACCGGTAGTATTTAAACAGCGGTGGCAGTATAGAGAAAGATTTACTTTTTACTTGAAACGCAATTCAGTTAGAAATTACGCCGTTTTGGATATCGAGACTGTACAATTTACGGTTTATGCTGGTGATTTATCAATCACAGAGACTGTGAGAACTTAAGGTTTATTCATGACATCCCCCGCAACATTGTCAGTCAATAATTTAATTTCTATTGGATTGAATTTGGCGGCTCAGCCGGTTCCAACTGAAAATTTTCAGTCTATGCTTATCCTTGGACCGAGCACCGTAATCGACGTTACGGAGCGGTTTAGAGAATATACAACTTTTACAGGCGTTTCAGCGGATTTTGCGAGCAACACACCGGAATACGCCGCGGCTCAAGCGTGGTTTAATCAGTTACCTACACCTAATCAGCTTTTCATAGGCCGGTGGGTTCAAACGGCTAGTGCTGGCCAGCTCATAGGCGGCGCTATTTCTGCGGCTAACCAAGCGTTTTCTGTTTGGTCTGCGATTGCCAATGGTAGTTTTAAAATGACTATCAATGGAACGCCGGAAGTTTTCACCAATTTAAATTTCAGCGGGATCAGTTCGGGCAGCGTAATGAATGGCGTGGCGAGCGTCATTCAAACAGCGCTTAATGCAGCTATCGCAGGCACTACGTGCGTTTGGAATTCCGTATACAACAATTTTGTTATTACGAGTCCCACGACTGGTACAAGTTCGTCAATTTCTTTTGCTACTACTGACGTAGCCGTGGGAACGGATATTTCAACCCTTATGGGCGGCACCGCAGCGGCGGGCGCGTATACGGCCAATGGGCTAGCAGCGGAAACCGCGCTCGCCGCTGTAACGCTATTCGATACGAATTGGCCTACAATGTGGTTTGGCCTCTATGTAGCGAGCGCAGTGGCGGCTGATTATTTGGCAATCGCCGGTTATATCGAGGCCACAGCCGGGCGGCACTTCCACGGGATTCCTACGCAAGACGCTAATACGCTTGTGGCGAGCAATACAACCAATCTTGCATACGAGTTATTGCAGTTAGCGTATAATTGGAGCTGTATTCAGTATTCCTCAACGTCTTTATACGCCGTTGTCAGTTTACTCGCGCGTATTTTAACAACGGATTGGTCCGCTAGTAACACTGCCATAGACTTGATGTATAAGCAGGAGCCGGGAATAACGCCTGAAAATATTAACGCTAATCAGGCTGCGGCGCTCAAAAACTTTAACTGCAATGCTTACGTTTCCTACAACATCGGAACTACTTTAGCCGGAACGCCTATCATTCAATATGGCATTTGCCCTTCGGGCAATTATATTGATACTGTGATCGGTGCAGCGGCTCTCGCCGGACAAATTCAAACCAATATTTTTAACGCTTTCTATACTTCTACAACTAAAATCCCGCAAACTGACGCGGGACAAGGTATTGTGGAAGGTCAAATAGTCAAAGCACTTCAGCAATTTGTTACAAATGGCTATTTAGGTCCGAATGTTTGGGATGGAAATAGCTTTGGCAATTTGGCCAATGGGCAATTTCTACCTAAAGGATGGTATGTTTATCAACCAAGTGTTGCAAGTCAAAATGCTACGCAGCGCGCTAACCGGCAATCCGTTCCTTTCCAAGTTGCAGCAGTATTGGCGGGCGCCATTAACACGGCGAGCGTACAAATAAACATTACTACTTAAAGGCTTCATATGGCTACTACATATTCCTTTTTAGACGTAACGGCAACGTTTACTGATAATAATGGGGATGCCATTTCTTTGGGGTATGGCGCCGGCACAGCCAAAGAGGGCATTACCGCTGAAATGTTAGACGATAAGAGTAAGCTGGACATCGGCGCCGATGGCACGCCAATGCACAGTTTACGCGCTTCGAATGCCGCGCGTATTATGGTCCGGCTCTTGAAAACCAGTCCTACAAACAATTATCTTTCTGTGTCTTACGGAGAACAACGGCTTACTCCATCGCTTTGGGGCCAAAATATAATAAGTGTTCGCGATATTCTGCAAGGTGACGTGTTATCTGCTGAGGCAGTGGCCTTTTCTCGGCAGCCGGTCATAACTTACGCAGAAGACGCGACTATGAATGAGTGGTCTTTCCTATGTGGCAGCTTAGACGAATTATTGGGTGTGGGAATTCCTGATTTATCAGCTCTTTAACTTGTACCCTTCGGGTACGCGCGCTAAATAGCCGTAAAATGGCACGCCAGCAATGCTGCTTTACGTTTAAGTTTTGTAAACCGCTTTTGGCTGGCTGCTGAAGGCGGTTTTGTTTTTTGTATCGGAAATCCAGCAAAATGACGACTATCAATGATGTACAGACGTTTGAATTAAAGGGTAAAACTTACCAAATACGTAAAATAAACGTATTTGATCAATTAACGCTAGTTTCTAAGCTTTCTATGGTCTTGGCCACTGTTGGCGAGCAAAAAGATAAAGAGCTTATTACGCAGAACTTTGCTAAGTTCTTTGCTGCATTTGCTGCCAATATGTCTAAAGACGATTTAAAGGAAATATTCCAGCTTTCCTTAACTTCAATTTTTAGACACGTCAAAACGAGTTGGCAACCGGTGTATAAAAATGGTCAAATGCTGTTTCAGGACATTGATTTGACCGATATGCTAACTTTAGTTTGGCGAGTAATCGAGGTTAATAAGTTATCCGATTTTTTTACTATACAGGATTCAAGTCAAATCGAGAACATCCAGACATAGATTTGGTGCGCACGCCGGGCAAAGACGGCTGGATTTTAGACCTTGTAATTGCCCGCTATGTGAATTATGTTGACTTGAAAAACGGGACATTGGATTTAATTGATCTTATTAAAATTTCTGACGCCCATTTAATCGATCTTGAGAATCAAATCAGGATCAAGGAATTCCACAAAACTAAAGAATAAATGGCAGATACAGGCAATTTTGGTCAAAAATTCGTTGTCGATATTTTGACTAGATACAGAGATGAGGGTATGAAGCAGGCGCAAGAGGCGCAGGCTAAACTTAATACTATTTTAACCTCTACTCAGAATGTATTTTCTAATACTCAGAAAGCCGCTATTGGTTATGATCAGGGTTTAACGGGCGTTATTGGAAAATTGACGCAGCTGAATAAGCTCACGCCGATGAATATAGCGTCAATGTTCAATTTAGAGCGATTATTTCTAAATATTGCGGCGGGCGCCGCTCGGGCCATAACAAACGTTGCGGCTTTCGGCGAAGAATTATACTATATGAATAGGCGGCTCGGCCAACCGGGCACCGCTGGTTTATTTAATTTTGCTTTCGCCGGTTCACAGATCGGTTTATCGGCAGCACAAAGCCTAGGCGCTGTTGAAAGCATGGGCGCCGCAGTTCGAACAAATCCGGGACTAGCAGGCCTTTTAAGCCGTTTCTTGCCCGGTTATCGAGGCGGCGCTGTAGGCTCAGCCGAGACTTTAGGGCTTGTCAACCAATTTAAAGGCCGATTTGGCGAAAATGGTTATTTCATTGCTTCACAGTTTGCTGAGCAATTAGGCATTGGTGAGCATGAATTTCGTCAAATGTGGGTTAATATTGACGAACTTAACGAACAGTACCGGGTGCATAACGAGCGCTTAAAAGAATTTGGCTTGAACACCGATAAGTCAAGTAAGTCTTTTGTTGAGTTTAATCGCGCTTTAAACACTGTAATCGATATTTTAGACATCCAGGCGACTAAGATAGGCTCCTGGCTCGCTGAAAATATTGGCACGCCCGTCTTAAAAGGCGCGGCCACGGCGATGCAAAGCGGATACGCTTCGCGAGCACTGCAATGGTTGAATTTCGCGGGCGGTACGGGGCCTTTTCCAGGGTGGGGCGGCGGGACGGAAAGCCAGTCTGTCAGTCCTGGCGGGCTGGACCGGTCCAGATTTGCGCAAGAATTGGCGGTTAATCCGGCGCTTCGCAACAAAATAATGGCCATTTCAGCCGGTGAAAATCTAAATCCCATTGCAAATCAAGCCGTGCTTGAAAGCATGATGAATCGTGCAAGCATGATGGGAACGACTTTAGGTTTTGAAGCTCGAACAACGGGCGAAGGCGGCTATTACGCTGGCTATAACCCGTCAGCTTTGCAAAATGCCAAGACTTTGGAGATGATTACGGATAATCTGAACAAAGTCTTAGGCGGTTCGAATGTAAGCCGTGGTGCCACGGATAACGCTTCCGGCGCCTTTGCAGCGAGCCGAGTTGGCCTATACGCCCCAACGTTTTCAGCCGGTGGCGAAACATT